AATGCAATCCCTTTATATGAGAGATGGTTGATGACTTATGCACATAGTATGAGAGAGTTTGAGGAAGCTGGGTTAGGAAAGATTCCTATGTCCTTTGTGGATCGTGGAATAATGTACGAAGCAGTTTTAGATGAAGAGTTGTTGTTAATGGATAAGTCTATTGATGTGGCTTTTATTTATTTTGATTGTGGACAAGCACCTCAGTTTAAGAATATTTTGAATAAATTTATTAGTGAACATGAGGTTGATTTGGTGGAACATTTACCAGTGAAGCTGTATACTCCGGAAGGAATGAGATATAGCACTGCAGTCAAACAATCTAATGGAGGCTATAGAAATGGACCAGTGAGAATACAGTTAGAGAAGATATGGAAATATCGGATGACAACGCAAATAGGCGACTGTGGATCACCATTGATTTGTTATGGGGGTTTCCTCAATGATAAGATCATTGGTTTCCATGTTGCCGGGACAGATAGTAAGATAGACGATCCACAAGGAATGGCTACAATTGTGACGCGAGAAATGATTGAGTCAGCTTTGTTGATTTGTCCTTCTATTGAGGAGAAAGAGAATGTAGAGTTTTTGGCTGAAGGAGTGATTGAAAAATCGTTATGTCAGTTGGAGCCTGAAGATTTTGAAGGATATCCCAATATCCTTAAGGTAGAAAAGATCTCTTTCTTTGAACAGATACCCTTGATGAGGAAATCGAAGTTGAAGCCATCGTTATTATATGATAAGTTGGAGGAACCTACGAAGAAGCATTTGCCTATTCTTAGAGCAAGTGATGTGAGATCAAGAGGTATGGATCCTGTGGTGAATTCACTACTTGATTCTGCTAGTTCTGAGCACCCAATTGTTGATGAAGAATTGATAAAGAGTATAAGTGAGACTATGGTTGCTAATTATACACGAGATTTGAATTGGGTCGTTGGTAAACGAGAGTTGAGTTTTGAAGAAGCTTGTAAGGGGGTTCCTGGGAAATTAGCATCAATTAAAGTTGCTAGTTCGCCAGGATATCCGTTAGTTTATGAGAGGACGAAACCCGGGAAAACTGACTTTGTTTGGTTTGATTTGGATGGTGAGTTAAAATACACCGAAGAGTTTAAGGATAGAGTCTTACAGCGAGTAGATGACATGGAGAAGGGTCGCGAGAACAAACACCGATTTGTTAGTTTCTTGAAGGATGAACTCATATCGACGTCGAAAGTGAAGGAGGTGAGAACCAGAATGATATACGCCAACGGGCTGTTAAATATGGTAGCATTTAGAATGAAATTCGGCGCTCTTCTTGCTGCATTTAACAATAGCGCGGGGGGGAGCCCAATTGCAATCGGGATAAATCAATACAGCCATGATATGGATATGATTTGGAACTATCTTAGTACAGTTGGACAGTGTTTTGTGGATGGCGATTATAAGAGTTTTGATAAAAGATTTCACCCGACCTTCCGAAAGTTTGCGTACGAAATACTTCGTGCGCTTTACCACCTGATTAAAGGGTCTAGTGATGTAGTGTTTGATTACATGGTTGAAGCCGAGATTGATAGTCCTGCTATGGTAGGACTTCTTTTGATATGGTTTGTCAGTCTGAATAAGTCTGGCAATTT